AATGTCTCGATTGATCTCAAATTGATTTGGCTTACCCACCATGAATCTGATTTCTCATGCTTGAAGCGATCTTTTTTTGCAATCGCAACTGGTATCCAGCCGACGATGTAGTAAGTAGGGGATTGGCCAACAACTAACACAGCTATATCTTGATTGCGATCACTTTCCTTGATGATCAAATGACCATCGATCCACCGTGTCCACTTGCACTCGATACGTGAACCAATGTCGGCCTCGGTCTTGAATGTGCCAACAGATAGCTCAAAGTCTGGGATTTGAAAGTATTGAGCCAGTGCTAATTCAGCTCCGGCAGCTTCGCAATTGCGTGAAAGAGATTCAAAGGTGTTCACCTTTTGCACTGACCGATCAATTTTATCTGCGTTTTCTATTTCTCGTCTGAAGCCAGCTGTTGCCGCCATCAATTCAGACGGTCGATCAAGGATGACTGGGATCATCGGCACTCCTGACAGAGCCAGATCAGATTCATCGCCGGATCAGATTTCTGATAGCCGTATTTGTCTAGCTTCTCAATTCTTGAGCATTTGTCGCATTTCTCGACTTTGTAAGTGTGGACGGGTTCGCCGTGGAGCAGGAGAGTGCCTGTCATTGATTTAATGTCAATGATCTCTGACCATTTGCTCATAGCCATACCGGCTTACATTGCTGATTTCGAACAGTCTCCGGGCAGACATAGCCTTCATAAGGCTTGCCCGTCTTACCAACACCGGATTTGTGATTCATAAATCCATGCTTACATTGAGGCCCATTGGCTTGCTCTACAGCTGCAATAATGGCCGATTCTGTAGTTTCAAGAGCTGACCCAAAGCTCCACGGATCGCGCAATTCTGTAACGGTCAATTCGACTTCAGCCATAGGAGGCACAACCGAGAGCTTGTTTTGATAGCTTCTCATTTCCTCAAGCGATGGCCGTTCAATGCCTTCGGAGAATTTGCTGATCCCGGCTGCGTGCAACATGCGCCCAATTGCACTTGTTTCCGCGTTTTCAATAGGATGGCGATTGGTGTTGCTTCTAATTTCCTCGGCATACCCAGTCGCAAATGGCACGATGTCACCGACTTCTCGGTAGCCATAAGCCTTGACGATGTAGCGGGTGCCGTCTTGATAGACCAAATCTGTATCAATGCGGCCGATGCCTAGATAATGATTCCAAAACTTTTCAATGCGTTCTGCAACGGATTCGTATCCTTCAAGAATCATTTGCGTTCCGCCTTGTCTAGCTGTGAAATGTGACGCGATACTGAACGGCCCCGGATGTAACCTTCGCGGTTGCCTTCTTTGTATCCAATTGAGTAGGTCATCACACACGATAAAACCAACGACACACTCATCATTAACACGATAGATAGTTCATTTGCCATTTAATTGCTCCCGATCTGCTATGGTCATTACACGGGAGATGATTTGAAACCGTTATGTAAAGCTGTGATCAGCAAATTGCGCTGAAAATTACTTTACATAATGTAACAAATCGGGGTCAAAAAATTATCACAAAAATGTGATGAATTTGTGACCTTGCTCCCATTGCCTGACGATGTTGAGTTGTAGTGAAATTGTGACAGAAAGCACCGACACTTTTCAAGACTCAACACGCGGGTCTTTGGTCGGGAGATACTATGACAGCACCACGGATGCACCCAAGCGGAATGATCGAAGTCATAAGCAATGCACGCCTTGAAGGTAAACTGGAGATTTTCAGTTTTGGTCAAAGAGATGACATTCCAAATCCGGGGGATTTGATGATCATCACCACCAATTGGATCAAAGAAAATGCAAGAGTCCAAGAAATTGAGTTTAAGCTGCGAATCCGTGGTCGTGACATGGCTTTGTTCGAGACAGCGGCCCATGAAGCTTTGATGCTATGGAATGACAATAAGCATTGGCTCACCGCATCAATGTCTCAACCCGGGGTTGATGCCCGGCCCATGACAAAGATCAGATCAGCTGATCAAGCTGCCGCGATCAATAGTTTCTACGGTCGGACTCAATGAGCTGTGTGTATAGATAATCCAAACGAGCTTCGATCCTTGAGACTTGATCCTTCAAACTCGAACCTGAATTGGGTGAGAGTTCGCTCATCACCGATTTGATGATGATTTTCATTGACGAATAGATGGCTGTCAGAATTGCAATGACAAAACCACCAACAGCCGTCCATTCGCCAACACTCATTTCTTGATACCGAATGTCACATCGTTTGGATTTGCCCATCGAGCTAGTACCGGCACAATGCCAGCGATTAAACCCATTGCCAAATCTTTGGGATTGGTGTTGCCTGTCATGTAAACGGCTAATGCGCCAGCAACAGAGCTTCTCAGCCATGATGCCAGCATTGCTTTTGCTTGATCCATTAGTTTTCTCCTTTGTTCAAGCTCCCGATGAGTGCCGCGACTTTCGCTTCACTCAATTCAATTTCAAAGTGCATCTCATCTTTTCGATTTCTAAAATCTCCACCCCATTTGAGGCCGTATTTCTTAGCCAAAGCCCGAATCATTGGAACCTTTTCAGCTGGGAATGTGCCAACACGGCCAAGCGGATGTTGAGTCGCGTTCAAATCGATGGCCGTGCCGGAGCTGTGATTGCTCAGTTTGTCAGTCGAACCTCTTACCATGCGGAAGCAATAGCCCCAATCGTCCAAAGAGCCTTGATCGATGGGTTCAATCAGCTCATGAAATTCAGAGCAAAATCCAGCGATCAATGGTGCAACAGCTTTCGCACATCGCACCTTGACCTTTGTACCCTCAATGGGAACGCTGATTATGTCTATTTCAGCCGCATCTTTTGATGCTGGCCAATTATTCTGAGATATCAATTAGAACCTCAAGGATTGCAGCGGCCTTTGCTCGTTCAACAATTTCTGTCTTGAGCAAATTAGTGACCTGATCAAATTGTTGCAACACGGCCAATCGCTCCAAGCGATCCATTGGGCATTGCCGTGCAGCTTCTTGAATTTCAATGTCTTTCAAATGTGCCAAATCAGCATCCCAATTGCCATCAAGGGTAAGCAACAAAGCATTGTAAAATTCAACATTCAGCGAATAACTATCAACCTCTGATTGGCGTAATTCAATCGGCGTTAATTCTTTTTCTATCATTTCTTTTCCTTTGTTAGTCGTTAGATGAATGCAACGCCGTAAGCGTCACCTGTTGGCAGTGTTACCGGATTTGCATACTTTGTACCAAAGCCGGATGAGAATGGGTATGCAGTAACAAATGGTGTTGTTGCATGAGCAATAGCAATGTTTGAGCCGTCAGCATTAAAAGCCACGCCTCTACCCGTACCTGTTGGCAATGTAGCTGGGTTGGCATACTTGGTACCAAAGCCCGATGACCATGGATACGCTGTGACATACGGGCTTGCAGCATGAGCTATAGCAATTGCAGTTCCGGCTGGATTCCATGCAACGCTTGTGCCAGTGGCAGTCGGTAATGTAGCTGGGTTGGCATACTTTGTACCAAAAC